GGTAGAGCCCGTGAAACTGCTGTGACAGAAACTTTTTCAACACTGAATGCCATTTCTTGGAAAGCATTCTGTGAGCCATCGCCGAGAGCTTCAGCTTCGGCTGTTGTCATACCTGTGCCGGCCGTATAACCAGTACCTGAAGCACGAGCAGTTGGATCAGAACCTGACTGAGCATTGTTACCGCCGTCATCAATGACACCTTGAGAAGCAGTGTTACCAGAAGCAGAAGCTGAGAATGTGCTTGGTGCTTCGTTGAATAGTGCTTCTGTACCAGTCTGACCTGTGAAACGTGAACGCATTGCAAAGATAAGACCAGTTGGACCAGTCATTGGCTGGACACCAGCAATATCATATGCGATCATGTTTGGCATGGAACGACGAACGAGTGAGATGAGAACTGGATCGAAGATGTCGATTGCGCCGGTTGATGCATCTGAGGATGAAGCGCCCATTGCGTTAGTTGGTGCAGCTTCGCCCAATAGTGATGGCATATGATAACCGCCAGAACCCATTGCTGCTTCTTTAGCAGCTTTCTCTTGGTTTTCGAGAAGAGTGGCTGTAACAGAACGACGATGAACATCTTTGATCTCTGGTAGATCGTTGTGTTCAAGAACTGGTTGCCACTTCTTGACTAAATCTTCAGTAAGCATAGATTTTACTCCTTAGTTGGTGTAGTTACTTTTTATTTATAATAATATTATTTCTTGACAGTTCTAGAAATTGCGCTCATATACTGTGCCATTTCACCAGTTACTTTTGGTGTGGCGGCTTCTTCTTCAAGAGGCTCGTCCTCATCAAAAATAGTTTCATTCTGTACTTCTTCTTCAATCTCTGAGAAATATGTATCTTTCAACATTTCGATTTTTTCTTTGAAATCTTCTTCGGATATAAAGTCAACGCCTTCAGCAAGGCCTTTTAGTTTCTCTGACTGAGCAACAGTGAGGTCTTGTGAAACTTCGCCCATAACTGAACCACGATGAAGTGTCTCGACTTCTTGAGAAAGATCAATATTCTTCTGTAGTTCTTTATTAAGCTCTTCTTCTAGCGTATCAACTTTATCTGCTAACTCGCCGAGGACATCAACTTTTTCCTCTGGCATTTCAATATAGCTCTGTTCAAAGAGTGATTTTAGGCCGCCGATGAACTCTTCAGCGATTTCGGTGCGAATGCCATTTTCAACTGCTAGACGGTTGTTATCCATCCACTGATCGACAACATAGTCAAGAGCGCCGTCTAGCCTCTCTACCATTTCTTCTTTGATTTCGTCTTCTTCGAATCTTTTAGCAGTTTCGACATTTTCAACGATATCATCCATGGCTTCATTGATTTTAGCAATGACGGTAGCTTCAAAGATGGTCGTTGCCTTTTCTTTGAACTCTTCTGATAACTCTTCGTCACCAAAGAGAGCAGCAACATCATCAGAAAGATCGATGTCCTCTTTCTTCATCTTATGCATGCCTTCTTTTTTCTCTTTTTTACCATGAGCCATTTCTTTATGCATGCCTTCAGCTTTTTCTTCATCATCTTTAGACATCTTATCCATCATCTCATGATAGGCAGCTTGTAGGTCTGCTTTCTTCATCTCGCCATAATTTTTCATCATAGCGTTTAGCATACCCATTTTGGTTTGTGGGGCTTTATCGCCTTGTGACTTGCTACCAGGAAGTGGCTTTGCTTTAACGCCTGTTGGTTCTGCAACCTCGGCGTCTGAATGGTCAGCCTTAAACTCCTGAAGTTCTTCAGCGTCTTCAAGGACTTCTTGATTTTCATCTGACATAATACGCTCCTTTATAGTGAGTTTATAGTTTATTTATATATTTACAATAATTAAAGTCTCTTCAGGAAGTTTTCGAAAACTCTGAGTTTGGTTTCTTCAAGTTCTGCCTTACTAACAGAATGTATTTCCTGTTTTGCTTGTTCTACAAACTGTTCTACCCATTTGCCGCCCTCGTATACCCACTCAACACCTTCCATGATACCTTCAACGAAAGCATCTGGTGCTGATGGATCGGCAACGATATCAGCAGCAGTAGCAAGATAGAAGTCACTCTGAACTTCATTAACACCATTCTTTGCTTTGAGACTGCCCATTCCTCTTGAAGATACGCCAAGTGAAGCACCTTCTCTAATGAGGTTTTTGACGATATTTCCATAAGGTGAATCCATAATCTTAGCTTTACCCATAAAGTTGTCACCTTCTTTAGTAAGTGATTTAATCATATGGGATACACGCTCAAGGTTGATTGTTGGACCCTGTGGATGACCTAATTCACCAAAAGCACGATTCTTTTCTACATACTCTTTATTGTAACGAGCAACCTCACGTTCTAGAACTTTTGTTGGATATACACGCCCATTACGATTCTTTTGATTTGCTTGCATGAAGACACCTTCGATGAAAAACTCTTTCTCACCGTCTTCATTTGCTTCTGAGATATATTCGATAGACTCATGTACTTCTGTGATTAGTTTCATTTTACTCTCCGGATGCCTTATGCATCTTTACGATGATAGTCCCTGTGCCGCCGGTCAAAGCACAATTGAGATTAGCAGTTAAATCGCCCTGAGATACTTCTAATTTAATACCGTTTCCCTGATAATCATGATGACCGTTACCACCTAACTCTAGAATAGTGTTAGCACCTCTTTTTACAGTCCATCTATTACCAGATGCAACACTCCACATAACTTCAGAAATTCTCATCTCAGATACAGTTTCACCAGCAGAATTCGCTGCTGGTAGGGTAGCATGATTCAATTTGAAACCATCATCAGCCGTCGCACGCAATACGACATAACCACCGGGTTTATTTGATTTTGTTGTAATAGGCATTAACTAGTCCTCTTAGCAAATGTAAGCATTCTTTTATAAGAACCTTGGTCTTTCATCATTTCCATTTCCATACGTTTACGATTTTCTGGGTTCAACTCTTTCAAGACAGCATTAAACGTTTTTGCTTCATCAGGACTCACTTTGACTGACTTACCGTCTTTCAACTTCATCATGCCAGCCTTGACTGCCTCATCAAGTTCAATCTCTTCTTTGACGGTCTCAGCTTTCATATCACCCTGTGACTTGTCACCTTTGCGAGCAGGGGTCTTGCCAAGCTTATCACGGAACTGAGCAAACTTGGTATCACCAGATGTGCCTTGCTTGACTGGCTTGTCTTCGCCTTCAGCGTTATCTGATTCAGCATTCTTAGTGACTGCTTGGTCTTTCTGTGACTTGAACTGATTATCACCAGCGACAGGATGAGCAATAGAAACTGCTGTGTGTAAATCAACAAACTCAGCTTCGCCGTCAGCACGTGGTGCCAACTCTTCTTCGCTGTCGTCGTCAACTAAATTATAGTCGTCGGCCGCTTCGTTGATTACTCTAATAGCTTTAAAATTATTCATCGCTCATCTCTTCTGGTGTTGCCTCTACTTCCGTTGAGGTAAATAGGGTTGACGCAATGGACATTTTCTCACTATCGATTCTATCGTTTACTTTCTGTAACAAAATATCGCTAACAGTTTCACGAAACTTTGTTACATCATTTGTACCGATACAATCAATAGCATCTGACAATTTTGCTTCAATATCCATTTTATAGTTCTCCTTCGTGTTTATTTATAATATTTTTTATATGAAAAACGGTAACTTGTAATCTATGCCACTAATGTTAATAACAACGTGACCATCAGGTGATGCTACAACAGAGTCTTCTGGAGCAGTTGAACCTAATGTCTGAGAAACGACTGATGTATTTCCTGAATATGCCGTCATGTCTCCAGAAGAAACACTTCCAGAGTTGTTAGCCACTGCTGCCATATATGGAATCTTATAATCAATTCCATTCACATTTAGTACAATATGACCGATTGGGTTTGCAGCAATTGCATCATCAGGAGATAAACTACCTAACGACTGAACAACACCAGCACTTGCTGTATTGCCGCTATTGACTGTTACAGTATGACTTGAATTTGTTACAGTACCGAATGATAAATTACCATTGCCGTCAGTTTTTAAAATCTGACCATTCGTACCGTCTGTTGATGGAAAAGAATAATTATTGACAATCAGCGTAGAGGGATTAGAACCAATCTCTAAAATTGCTGAACCATTTGAAGTATATAGTCTTCTGTCAGGTATGTTTAAGGCTAATTCACCAGTGTCTAAGTTGTCTGTAGTTGGTAAGTTACCAGACACACTTGTCCGTTTAATTTTAATAACAGATGCCATAATATCTCCTCCTATGTAGGAAATAAGGAAGAGCAGGGGATCAACTCCCCTGCTTCCTGTCTTAAAAGTCTATATAGACTTTGTTCAATATTTATTTATAAGATTTTTAACTTACTAATGAGAATGTACCATTAGCAGAATAGTTAGTTTTACTACCATCTGCTCTAGTAATTACTACATATCCAGGCCCACCAGAACCATTATTTTGACCAGAAAGACCTGGACCTGACCCACCAAATCCATATGCGGGTGGAGCATCACTTGGACCTGCACTTACGCCAGATGTTGCTCCTGGTGCTGCACCATCGGCACCACCCAATGTACTCCCAGAACTAGCAACATAAGAAAGTTGTGAAGGTAGATTATTATCATCATCTTCAAAATATCCTGATCCACCGCCGCCAGAACCATGATTTCCAGATGGTCCAGTTGAGCCACCGCCACCGCCACCATAGTAACCAGCACCGCCACCGCCAT